TAAATAACTATTTTTTCTTAGTTTCTTGGAATTTTGCCCAAATTCAAATCATTTATTTTTAAGACATTTACAATGTTTTATTTAGTTTTAAATCCCTTGTTTTTGCAAGTTTTAAATGCCAGCATTTATATTTTGCTTTCTCCCCAATATATTCTTTTGCTTACAAAAATTAGGGCAAATTTTAGGGCAAAAAAACTCTAACAATATTTGCAGTATTGATAGAGTTATTATAATCTTATTACATTTTCATTTTATCATAGATAACTTGAAAATACAACGGAGTCGTAAATGAAAAATTTAAAAATCAAAAACTTAGATGAAAAAGATATTCAGAATCTAAAACAAATTAAAATTATAGAGCTGGAAGAAATGGAACTTCAGAATTTTCAAATCCTGAAAGTTAAAATTGAGACAGCTATTGATAGCAAAGAAAAAGAATAAGAGCCTTGTGTGGCTCTTATTTTTTATATCCTAGTAATTTTAGTAAGGCGTCTGTTCTAGTTCCGCCTATTTTATCTAAAATATCGTATATCTTTTCTCTTTCTTCTTCAGTTACTTTAAAACTTATACTTTTATTTCTTTTTAACCCTGTCGCTTTTCTCCCTACTTTCCATTGAGGAGTTTCACCTTTTTTTACTCCACGTGGTTTTATATTTTCCATTTTACTATCTCCTATTCAACAAAAAAAATATTATTCCTGCAATTACCAAATAACCTAATATTGCTACTATTCTTTCTTTTTTACTTGCTTCTTTCCAGCCTAGTTTAAATTTAAAATTTATTTTAGTATTTCCAATTTTAATTTCTTTTTTCATAATTTTATGATATAATGGCTTATAGGATAGGGCTTTTCAGCCCCAGAGCCTATCTGAAAACTATTTTTAAGTAGAACTTTAAAGGAATTAGATTGAATTCGACTGTAATTTCCTTTATTGTTCTGCTTTTTTTGATTTTCTTGCTAGCCATTTACATCTCTCACCTCCTTTCCTTTACATAAATAGTATACTACATTTTTACATAAAAGTCAACCCTTTTTTTGTAAAATATTTAAAATTATTTACAAATTTTTTTATACACAAAAAAGAAGGTAGCCATTTCTGACTACCCAAAATTTTACAAAAATAATTTTACTAGTTTTCTCTTGTTTTGATTAATTGTTTCGTCGCTTTCCTCGAACACTCCGAACCTGTCCAATCCTGCAACAATTATTAGCGTTGCTAAATTTGTTCCTATTAGAAGTATCAAGTCTTCTTTCTTTGATTTCTCTTCTATAGAATCAAATATATCTTTGTTGCTTTCACTTCTTAACTTGCTCCGTAACAAATTCAAGTTTTGTGTTCTTTGGTACTCCCTTAACTTCAGTGTCATTACTGAATTTAGGAATATCAATGCTAACACAACTATTGCAAATTTCCTACTTCTGTGATAACTTTTCATCATTTATCACCCTTACCCTTATTGACAAATCCGAACTTTTCCAGCAAGAGTTCCAAAAACCCTTTGCTGATTCCGTATCTTTTCTGATTGATTGTTTCCATCATAGCTTCCCCGAAAAACCCCAGCACAGGACTCCAGGGGTACAGAAAACCCGCATTGAAATGTCCTACCACTTTATTGAGAGATAGGGCTATAGCCATTGTCATTCCTGCAACGGCTATACGTTTGATGTAAGGTTTTACAGGTTGATTATCAATCATTTTTTGTGCAACCACGCCAAACAGTACTCCTGAAAAAAACAGTACAAGGAAAAGTCCATGATTATCAATTATTATTTTTAAGTCTTCTATCATTGATTTATGCTCCTATAGTATGTTTTTGTTTCCTGCTTTTTCTACATCGAAAATTTGCTGCAATATAACTTTTAAGTCAAATGTTTTTCTAGCTTCTTTTAAAACTTCTGATAGCACTTCTTCTCCAACTTCTTCAGCAAAATTAGGAATCCATTTTCTGTCAATTGTTTTTTCTTTTTCCAATAACTCCTCTAATTTATCCCAAAAGCCTTCATACACTTGATTAAATTTTTCTGCTCCAGCTTTTCCCTTTGCAACTATTTCCGTTTTATAAATTAAAGTCTTTCCTAATTCCAAAATTTTTCCTGTTAAATATATTTTTGCTGCTAATTTATCCATTTTTATCTCTCCCTTTTCTTATTTTAATTAATATCGTTTCTAATGTGGCTAACAAGCCCTACATTCAATTTTACCTTGCTAGCCAGCCATTTATACCAAAATTATTTTTAACGCTTGTATTAGGCTTGTATTCAAGCCATTTGTACATTACTTTAGTTCAAAATGTGGCGTATCTTTCATTTTCCAGTTTCCGCCCCAATCAATATTAATATTTTTACTTTTTGCTACTGCTAATATGTGATTTGCAATCAATTTCAATTTCTTTTCATCATACCCTTCTTCAGATGTAAATTTTCTGTACACGCCATTCTCAATAACTCCGCAAGGGAAAATATCGACAGCATGTCCGTATCCGTCTGCTTTGATTTGATGATTAGATTTAAATTTTTTCCCATCACAATTTGTTACAATTCTGCCTGGCTTACTTCTTCCGATTTGATACAGAGCAAACTGTTCTTCCGTTGTCCTAGCTCCATCTGTGATTCTAAAATCAAATGGGCTATTTTCAATTGCAGCTTTCATAACTTCAACCAGCTTTGGATGTACTTTTTCCATTTTGTCTAGACTTGACTGAGCAAAAGAATATTTTTTACTTTCTGTTGGTGTATTTTCTTTATCCCAGTCTTTCAGATATTCCTCCTTTCTTTGGACTCTATTTATCCAACCATCAAAAAATCTTTCCTGTGTTTTGTCGGCTTCAACTTTTCCTTTGTAATAGATTCTTTGTAAGTTATGATAAACTTCCAAAAATTTTTCAGGATCTACCGAATTTAATGCTTCCAATGTTTTGTTTCCAATTATTCCGTCTACATCAAGATTTGCATTTGTCAATTGGTTTATAGCAATCTGTGCATTTTTGATTCCATTTCTGCCACTGTTTACAGCCCAGTCACATATAGATAAAGCCACTTTGTCGTTTATGATTTTATCCAGCTTGTTTCCTAAGTAATATTTTTTCAGATAGATATTCTTTGCAAAATCTATTGTTAAATCTTGCATATTTCCTTTATATCCAAAATCCCTTGCTTCTTCTTCGATTATTCCAAATTTAGTTTTGCCCCCTTTATCATTCTTATCACGGGAATAACCTCCTTCGACTTTTAGCAGATAATCAAATATTTTTTCAAATCTGTCCATATTAAATCACTTCCTTTTCTTTAATTAGTTCCATATCTTTTAAATATTTGTATAGTTTTACTGGGCTAAATTGATAACCAATTCTATCCTTTAATGATTTCAATTTATACGTTAGTGTAAATTGCAAAGCATAATCTATTGCATTGAGACAAAACTCACTGCAAAAATACCTATTATCATCCTGCACCTTTCCAGCATAGAAGAATTGACCCAGTATTCCTAAATAATCATATCCTTTGCCTTGTGCTGTCTTAAAAAAATCAATCACATCTTTGGAATCGATTTTGCTATCCAGTTCATAAATTTCCATATTTTTCTGATACTCGAACTTCCTTGTCCTAACTCCACCAGGATTAGATAAGAAAACTTGACCATTGCAAACAAATTCACAGTGAGAGTATTTTCCAAGCGTCCACAACGCTATCAAATGCCCAATTAATCTCTTTGGCTTGTGGAAACAAATAAAAAGTTTATCTTTTTCTAACTGCATAAATACCTCCTATCCTTGCTTTATTTCGCTTTCAAACAATTTATTGTATTCTGTTTCAGCATTAAATTTTTTTAGTTCCTCAACAGTTTTATTTTCCAAGCTGTGTGACAGAGTTGTCTCGGCAACCATTGAGGCTGTCGTATGCTTTCTCATTATTTCAGACATTTCAATGAATTTCTGAACGCTTACATTCACATACTTTTCAGAGCCGTCCTCTGTGTAGAATTTCCAGTTGCTGTACTCTGTTGACATTAGGTCAGTCATAACTTGTGCAAAGTCCAGTTTCTGACCTTTGGAAATTTTCCCCATAAGCCCAAGGATAAACCTTAGAACCAACGAGAACAATATTTTCGTAATATTGCTTTGGTCTATCGTCCTATTGTGTTGCAAATATTTAGTTCCCTTCACTTCAAATTCAAAAGGTTTTTTCTCTCTTTCAAGCCTTAACTGATACAATTCTTCTTTCAGTTTTTCAATCCTTTCTTCCTTCTTATACTTGATTTGATTGTTCTCAATGTACTCATATTCAGATAATTCAGCTGTCTTGATTTTTCCATTCTCAATCAATTCGTTTTCAGCTAAAGTATATTTCCCAGCTTTATACAGCTCCTCTTTTGTTGCCTCCCTTAATTTCCCATTATCCAAGGCTGGATTTTCATATTCTTTTTCATCCCAGATGTGCTTTTCCGAATCCCAGTCCGGATAAAACAGATTAGGGTTAATTTTAAAGTCTTCAAGGTTTGTTATTATTGGTCTTGCTATTATTTCGAGACTTTTTTTGTTATAGATTACAACATTCATTTATATTTTCCTCCTTATTTTTTATACTTGCTATTTCCACTTTCCGATAGCCAAGTAAGACGCAGAAACTTCTCCGGGAGCGTTTGTCCGAGCTTTAAATGTTGTTCCACTTGTAGTTTCTCCTGAAGCTATATATGCTCCGCCATTTACTGTAAGTATCAAAGAAGTAATCCCACCCATATTTATTCCGTAATTGTTTATACGACCCGATGGGCTTGCTATACAAGTTCCAAATCCTAGAACGATGCCGTTTGAAAATTTAAGGTAGTTGTTCCCAATTTCCAATAACCCTTCCACTTTGTCTGAAAGTGGTTTATTGCTTATCGCCCTGAATTTCGTAACATCATTGTAAGTCAAATTCGTATCTGCTATGCACTCATAATAGAACTTAGTCACATTATCAAAGTAAAATTTCCCTCTTACTTTGTTTCCTGCGTCCTGTATATTTCCGCCAAATTCTAGTCCTATTATTTCGGCTAGGCGGTTACCTTCGAGGGCTGTGCCTTTTTGTGACCCATATAAAGTACTATCCGATAAGACAAAAGAATTATTCTTAAAGTTCAATAAATATTCCTTTTTATCTTTTAAAATCCCTTTATCAACTTTATCCAGCAAATTGTCCTTTAATTGATGAACTTGATATTCTGTCCCACCTAATTTTAAAAACACATCCTCAAATTGATTTTCTCCATCAATTCTAACCAATAATTTTAATCCGTCAAACACTCCAAATTCTTCAATTCCACTTAACGTTACTTCGTAAATATCTTTATTTGTTCCAGCTGTTCTAGTTGCATTTAATGTATGCACTAGCCCCTTTTGTAAATCATTCATGATTTGGGCTGTTAAGGTTGTTCCGATTTGGCTTGCAGTCTCTTCACCTTTCCAAATGTGTCTCACTAATCCTGCTCCGACATCACTTGCATTTTCAACTTTGTAAACATCTAAATTAGATCCTATCCAGTCCTTTATCTTTTTTAACATCTATCTTACCCCTTCCTGTGTAATTACATTAATTCTAGCCAAATTACTTTCATAATTTTTTTGCTGCAAAATTTCATCATAAAAACTGTCTTCAATATTCAACATTCTTTTCAATCCTACAAATGCTCCATTTGAAATATAATTTGCCGTCTGCACCCTGTATTTAAAATCAATCGTTATTTCAACCCCTTTCGCCCTTATTTCAAGCAAAATATTTAAAACACTTTTTTTAATATGTGTTGGCAATCTTTTGTTCAAAACTATATAAATACTGCCAGCTTTTTCTTTGTAAAATTGTGTTTCAGAATTTCCTTTAAAACTTCCATTTTTTACATTGAAATCAATATCTTTATTATTAGTTTTTACAATTCCTTCTTTAAAAACAAATATATTCTGCTCATAATTTTCAATTATGATTTTTAATACATTTATTATTGTTTCAAAAGTTGCATTTCTACTTTTTCTTGATATTTCTGCAAGTATTCTTTTTCTGTATTCTTCATCATTTTCTCTTGCATTTCTTTTTAAGTTAAACGATGTGCCAAACTTATCCAAAACATACCCAGTCGCCTTCATAATATCCAGAGACTTTAGCAACTCATATATTCCTTTGCTCACTTGCCTTATTTCTTCTAAATAAAGCTTTAGCAAAAAATAATTATTGCTATTCCTATTCCTTTTATACATATGCGGAAACTTGCTGATTATTTCGTCTGTATATTCTTTGCTATCTTTATACATAAAGCACCTCGATATTATTTTCGTTGATTTGGAATTTTTGCCCTACTGGAACATTAAAAACTTTATCAAAATTTTGAGTCGCTACGCTGGATTCTGTTAATCCCATTTTTAGATTAATTTTTCTTATTTCATCAATTCCCAAAATTTCTGAATACGTTTTTAAATAACTGATAGATTCCCCTGTTTTAAGATTATTTATATAGTTTAATATTTCTTTCTTTATTTGTTGCGTCCAACGATTATCTTTTTCATCAGAGTTCTTCACTTCCAAAACTTCCACTTTGATTAATAACGTGCTGTATTTGATAATGTTATAGATTATTTTTCTCTCAAACACATCTCTTTTCAGTTTCTTTTCAAAAGTCTGTGCGTTAGAATCTGCAAGTGTCAATATCCCATCAGCTTTCAAATCCAATATAGTTTCAAAAATCTTGTCATCAGGAGTTCCTTCGAGAAATATTTTGATAGTTCCAGCTTCTGTTGCTGGCTCTGTTTCAGGATCTAGTATTAATACGTTTTTTACGTTTTCTAATGCCATAAGTCCGTTGTATAACGCCGAATGTGTCGCAGTCTGTTCGATAGCCTGCTTTCTTTTTAATCTTGCCCTGTAAAGACTGTCGTTTTCATCGTCTGCTCCACCAGTTATATCGACATCGTTTGTAATCTTGGCAACTCCGCCATATTCAGTTGTAAACGAAACATCACTTGTAATATTACTTTCATCTCCAATTTCGACTGCCTGAATAAATCCTATTCCGTAATACTCGTTATTATCCAGTTTATCCAACGTAACGTTAGATAACAATCTGTATTCCTTTTCTGCGTATTTTATGATTGTCTGTGCTGGGATAACTCTGTTTTTCACTCCTGTTATCTTTACTTGTCCAGTTGCATAAGCCCCTGGATTCCGTGGAGTTCTTAATAAAGTTCCGAAATAGTCCAAATAAATTCCAGTTGCCGTATTTAGATTCATTTGATTATTAAAGTCCAAAAGTTCTTCCCATAATTTCGATAATTCAAATCCTATGGCTTCAGAATGAATACCTTCAGGAGTGTTAAAATCCAAAGTATACTCATTGTCCCGCAACCTTGCTTTGTATCGTTTTTCTATATCTTTCATAATATCTGAAAAACTTTTTAATACAAATCCTGCATCCGTTACTCCAAAATCCATTGCTCCCCCTTTCCTAAATTGTCAAAGTTTTTCCATTTTTCAACAATATTTCTACATCAAAATTATAATTTCCAGTTCCATTTTTAAAATCACTTTCAAATTTTATTATTTCTGCCACATCTTTATCTGCCAAAATAGTTTCTTTTACTTGAGTTTCAATATTAAACTTTTCCAGCAAATTTCCTATCTGCCCGTTGTTTTCGTTTCTTTTAATCCAGTAAATGCCTTCATTTTTGTGTAAAAACCATTCATTGAAGAATAATCTTAACTTATTCTCAAGCCTTAGTCTTATTTTTTCTATTTCAGAACTTAATACTATATTTTTGCCCATTACAACATCAATTTCTTTGTTGTCATCTTTTTCGGTTTGCCAACTTTCAACACTTTTCATATCAACTGCCTTTCTAAAAAAATTGTAACAAAAAAATCACAATCAAATTAATGACTGTGATTTTATTTAAAAGCCCTATGTATATCAACTAGTATTATAGGGGGGTTGATATAAATATTATACCTTTTTCTTAACAAAAATTCTACTATTCAAAAAATATTTCATCCAGAACTTCAACAGGATAAGTATTTATTAGTCCGTATCGGCTGTCAACTGTTGTTCCTATTAATAAATCCTTTTCCCTGCATATCTTAGTGGCTTTCTTTCCAACTGATGGTGCGTGATATGATTTTGGCTTTATCCCTTTTATGTTGGCATAGGCTATTACTGTTAAATGGTTGCTTGTTACTGTTCTTCTTTGATTATTTTCCAATCTTTTTATGCTCTTGTCGTTATTTTCAACAGTACCTGCAAGTCCAATCACATTGTTCTCAATATTATTGATTCTGTTTTCAGCTTCGACCATCCATTGTGCCTGCTGTAAAATTAATTCAGCCTGTGTAAGAGGTTTTTTCTTCTCTTCATATTTTCCTGTTTTTCGGATTGCGGGAATAACTTCCGATGTTATCCATTTTCTAAATGGTTTTGCTTCTTTTTTATCACTTCGTAATATCAGAGTATATAATCCACTTTCATTTGTGAAATTAGTTTCTCCTTGACGCCCTAAGTTAAACTTAGCCCGTTCATCTTCGTCCAATCTTTGTGCAACTGCCGTAGGATTTTTTAATTCTAATATGTCGCAAACATCTTTTATACAAAACCATACTTGATTATTAGCAAATATCGTTCTTACACTTCCTAAATTTTCTTTACTGAATATTTGAAATCTTTCATCATTTATAACTTTTAAATCGTACATTCTTTTATCCTCCATTATACTATATTTTTTCTTTCAATTCTTGCCACTCTTTCAGCAACTTCCTTTTCTTCGTTTCTTTGAACAAATGTTTCTATATTTGCCCCTGCTTTGTAGTATTCTCTTTTGATTGTTTGATAATATTCGCCTAAAGCGTCTTCCAAATCCATTAATTTATCCAAATTTTCTTTAGACAGCATCTCATACATTTCCTCTAATAAATCAAATACCACCTTTTTTGCTGATTTTAACTTGTGATTGTGTTCATCCAATAAACTTTCTGTAATTTCAAATCCTAGTTCTTGTCTAAGTGTCATAAAATTTTCCTCCTAAAATATTTGTTTTTTAAGAGAATATATAGTATAATAGTATTGGTTAAGTACTAGTTAAATACTAGATATTCCCTTTTTCTTACGAGAGAGGGAATTTTTATTTGATTTCTATTTTTTTATTTTCTTTATCAAAAATCAACTCCACTTCTCTCTTTTCTTCTGTAACTTCCATTTCTCTAAGCCACGGAATTGGTATAGTTATTTTTGCAGACTTACCATTTCCTGCTTTATGGAATATAACCCTTGCTTTCCTTTTTTCCATTAAAAATTACCTCTCTTTTGTAAGATACTAATATAATATCATAAGTATCTGACAAAGTCAAGAACTTTTTTAAAAAAATCACAGAATTTTTTACATCCTGTGACTTAAAATAATTATTTAGCTGTTTTAGATATTTCGTCAATATCTACTGTATATCCCATAACTTCTCCAACATCTTTGATTTTACCTTTTACAGTAATTTTATCTCCTTTAGAAAGTTCTGATACCACTTGTTTTTGTTCATCATTTTTGATGTATGCTTGTATTCCTGTCAATACAAAGTCATCTCCTACAGGCTCAATACTTATATATTTACCTTGAGCATCAATAACGCTTATTTTACCTGTTATTTCATATTCTTTTTTATTATGAGTTTGCTCAGCTTTTAAAGCATTATTTTTTAAATCATCAAGTAATTTCCTTGCTGTTATTTTTTCATAAACAACTTCCTTTTTAGTTTCTTCTTTAGTTGCTGATGATTGAGTTTGATTGTCTCCTGTTTTTGTTGTTCCCTCTTTTTTGTTTGAAATTGCACCTAAAACTACAAGAACTACCAACAAAATGAACCACCATTTTTTGTAAAACGGTTTTTTTTCAATATAGGTTTTTCCATCTTCCCCTATAATCTTTTTTGCCATAAATTTTTCCTCCTTAAAAATAATTTACTATATTATACACTATTTCTAAGAGAAATTAAAGAATGATTTTAAAATACAGTTTTGCATTCCTTTATTTCAAGGTATAATTATGTTGTCGCACAAAGAGGAAAAGAGGTGCTTTTATAAACGCAAACAAAACAATAGTTCAGCTGGGTATCAAAATAGCCTTGCAACAAACTCAAATTAACACGTTAATTAAAATTTTAACAGAAAAAAATATTTTTTCAAAAGAAGATGTGGAAAATATCCTTAAAGAAAACAAAAAAGAAATTATAAATATTTTAGATGAAATTTTTCCTGAAGAAATTTCAGAAATTTTAAAATCAGAATAACATTATTTTAAATCTTTGTGCGACCCATCCAATCCCAGCTCCTCTTTTATTATTTCTATAATTTGCTCGCTCATATATTTTTTTCTTTGGAAAATCATTTTAAACAGTTTTTTCAGTTTTTTTATCACTTTAATCACCCATTTCCATATTATTTATCAGATTATACCACTATCCCAAACTTAAAAAACAAATATTTTAGTTTTCACAGTCATTATTCAATTGCCATTGTCCTGTATTTTTACATAAAAAAATCACAGCTAAATTAATAACTGTGAATTTTACTTGACTTTTTATGAAATTATGATATACTTATGATAAGTTCATAGTGTGAAGGGAAGTAAATTATTTTTTACTTCTCTTTTTTTTTACCCATCTACAAACTTTATAAATATACTCCGTTGTTTTTATTATACAAAATACTGTAAAAGCTATTCTTATAAAATCATTCATAAAACGCTCCTCCCAAAGATAAAATGGGTGGGGGAGGGAGCAGAGCCTAACGCTCTTTTGACCTCCTAACTTTCTTAATAATCCATTTTACAAATCTTACTATATATTCTATAGTAGCGATTATCATTAAAGCTATTTCCCATTTTTCTTTTAAGTTCATAGTGTTTTTTCTCCCTCCAGTAGCAATTATATAAAATTTCATACAATTTTTCAAGATTTTTTGTTAATCACAGTTATTATATTTAGTTGTCATTGTCCTTATTTATATCCTAATCCAACGGCATACCACCATTAGTATGAGTTAAGAATGATTTGCCACCAATTGTAGCGTCTCCGCTCACTTCCAAATCCCCCTCAATGCTTACTGCTCCACTTATATTTATAGAACTGCCTTTTATACTAACTCCACTATCATTTATTGTTACAAGCGTTCCGCCGTAAGCAATGTAGAAGTCATTAGATACATTCTTTTCTGCATCACTTGTTATCTGTCCAACCACAATAGCATTATTTATGTCAAATTTAGCACTAGAATTTGGCTCACAAGGTTCAGAAGCGTTACGGGCGTTGAATGTATCGTGCTGACAAAATGCTACCAAAACCTTGTCATTTACAGATAACGGAGCATTTATTTTACATTTGCTACCCCAAAATATTGGAGCAATCGGTACATTTTCAATTACTTCTACTTCATCACGAGTGCCAAAAAGTTCAGGAATATCAAGCATTTGTATGCTGCAAATCATATTTGAATTGTCCACTTCCACAATTTTGGCTATTGCAAGGGTATTTAAATTATCAAAACTTCCGTTTATCATACTTTCAATATGATCTCCTACTGTCTTTTTTCTCATTTCTTACCTCCTACTCCATAAGTTCTTACAATTCTATCCCAGTCTTTTTCTTTTTTCTTTCCGCCACTTTTTGTAGTGGTTTTTTTACTTCCTTTCTTTGTTTCTTTTTTACTGTCTTTTTGGCTTTTTTTCTCTTTGTTTTTCTTATCCTTTTCATCTTTTTTGCTTTTTTCTTTGCCCTTTTTCTTTTTAGAAGATTTTTCGTTTTTGCCTTTCTTACCTGTAACAATCTCGATTTCATTAGCTTTTTTAGTTTCTTCGTCATCAAATTTAGTTTTAATTTCTAGTTCTGTATAGGCATCTGTTTTGAAATTCATTACATGCTTGCCTTTTGTAATAAGATACTCCCCTTTAATTTCAAGCTGTTCAAAAGCCTTTTTCAAATCAAGATTAATTTTAAATCCTTCCTGAAATCTATGGTCAAATATTGCTTTTAAGGTATAAGTTCCGTCATTTTCCTTGACATCTTGAAACCTGTTTGGGTCGAACTCTAAAATACCTCTGTTTATCTTGTCTCTTGGTTGAAACGTTACAACTCCATTTGTTATAAAGAAAACGCTTTTTGTGTCTTTTGCCAATTCCTTGAAAATATGTTTTACGTTGTTATGTAAAGTTTTGCCATCCTTATAATCAATATCTTTCCCAAGTTCTATTTTCCCAGCCTTTAATTTATCCAGTTTTGATAAAATAAGTTTTATGATTGTGCTTGCTTTAGTTCCTTTTCCAGCTTTCAAATTAATTTTTGTATCCTTGTATTCATCGTTGTAAGTATTGCAAGTTATCTCAAATTTTTTGTCAGCATTGTTCCAGCTTCCTTTTAAACTCTCAACAATCCCTTTATAAATAACCCCAATATCCTTGTTTTCTCCATCGTTCCAGTATCCTGCTTCAATAACTACTTCCACACCTTTTTTTAATTTCTTAATCATTTCATCTGTTAGGTTGTAGATAACTATTTTAGCAATATTCGTACTTTCGGTAATGTCAAACTCTGTTTCTATCTCGAAGTCAGGCGACGAATCAACACCATTTTCAACCTGAAACCTTTCAAACTCAATTTCTTCTGTTTCACTTCCGTTTTTCACTTTAAAAGTTACTTTTGCATATCTGTCCCACAGAATATAATAATTATTGCTATTTTGTGTATTTTCAGCCATTAAACCACCACCATAATATCCTGTAATATTCCAGCTGTTTCTGTTGTGAACTCAACATCAAAGCCATTTAAATTAATCGGCAAGGCTATCATCTTAACATTTGGAAATTCCTTATATCTTCTCCTGCATATCAGAAACAAATCTTCATAAGTGTTAATCCGTTGCCCAATATGCAAGTCCTCATTATCGCTTTTTATATCCAAATACCAAAGCCCCCTGATGTTATAAATATCCAACGTTGCTACAAGCGTCTTTTCTCCATCGTCAAGCAATATTTTATAACTGCTCTTACCATTTTCTTTGTACGTAATATCAAAACTATATAATTTTTTCATTCTATAACATCTCCTGCTCTAGGATCAATTTCAAATTCATTTTTCATTGATTCATTCAAATTAACTTCTGTAACTTCCTTGTTCTGCGTACTTGCTTCAGGAACGTATGCCTCCGTTGTTGTTTTTCCGTCATCCGTAGTAAATTTAAGCAAGTTTATTTCTTTCAGATTTATTGAAACCTTGATACTTGTGTGGCTTTCGTAATTTTCGGCATAGCTGACACTTGTAATTGCAAGAGGAGCATAAACTTTATTTAATTTAGTGTACATAAACATTGTGTAATTTCTTTTCCTTGATTCCTTGACTAATTTTTCAAGTTCATCTTTCCATTCTTTACCATGCAAAATTACTTCGATTTTTAATGTATAAGGATTTACGAACATATTTTCATTGAAATTGTCTTTCAAATAAGATTTGTACCCCGTTATCTCATTATCTTGGCTGTAATCAGTTGAAAGAACTAAAAGGGGTATAGTGCCTAAAAATCCATTAGGCTTAATGCCAAAATATTTCAAATACAGTTTTTCAAGTTTGTCTTTCTGAACTTCAAATTCAGCAAACTTTGTCTTTAAAAAATCTAATACTTGCATCCTATCCCCCTTTACACTATCCCTAATTTTTCAAGTTCACGTTTCAATTCCTGCAACGTTTCATCAGTTCCATTAACATTGAATACAAAATGATTATTATTTGTAACGACTGTTCCTGTTTCTTTTGCACCACCACGTGTATTTTTCTTGATTGATTTTAAATTATTCAACATATCAAGAGTTGTTGTGTTTCTTGCAACCATAGAACCGTTTGGAAGCCATATCGCTTCATCTCCATGTTCATCAATGGCAGTCATTCCACCGCCACCTTGAGCTTGGAAGTTGTTAGTTCCAACTGCTTTGTGTTTCCCTGTTACAACACCTTTAACTCCACCAATAAATTGTGCTCCACCAGCTTTAACTCCGCCCCAATCTAATCTTCCTGCTGATTGGAAAGCGTTTATTAATCCGTGTACCGCAGAAATTGCTGCTTGAATCCTACTTATTATTGCAGATATAGCTGATGATACAGCTGATTTGATTGCGTTCCAAGCGGAATTTATTAAATTTCTTGCAGTTTGATTATGAGTGTATAAACTCACTAATGCACCTATAAACATTCCAACTGGTCCACCAACTATCATTCCAATAACAGCCGGAATTAATGCACCTATAACATTCCAAGCAGTCGTTACAATTGCACGAAATGTCGAATTCGTATTGTAAGCATTTATTAATGCGTTAACTAAAATTGATATAACATTAACAATTGCCATAACAATTCCGCCAATTATTGCTCCTACCAACTGAAACGTCGCACAAATATAGTTCCAAACAGCTGTTACAAACTCTCTGAATGTTTCGTTTTGTGTCCACAATTGCAACAAACCTCCAATTATTGCTCCAACAAGTCCTCCGAATATAAAACCTACTATAGCCCAACATTGACTAATAGTATTCCAAATAGACATCATCGCATTTCTAAAGCCTTCATTTGTATCCCAAAAATATTTAACAGCCACTGCCACTGCTATTATCGCTGCAATTATAGCTGCTGCAATTAAAACATATGGATTCAACGCCGCTACCGCATTAAAAGCAGATTGTGCCGCAACCAAAGCCCACAATATACCGACTCCTGCAGCTAAAACTAAAAATACTGTTCCAAATAATCTTATTTTTTCTTTGTTTTCTTCTACCCATCTTCTCATTTCTTGAAGTCTTACGGTTAAATCAAAAATATTTTTTTGAAAATCTTTTAATTTTTTTGCAACTTCTTCGGCAGTCATTCCCATAAATTTAGTTTTATCTCCTGCATCTTGCTGTTTTGTGCTAAATCCAAATAAAGCACCTAGAATTGACATTATTACATCACCTAAAGCACTTAGGGCATAAGTTAAATTTAGTAACACGCCTTCCCATTCTTTACTGACCGATTCGTTTTCCTGCAAATAATCCTGCCATTGCTTAAACAGATTAAATATCACAACTAATCCAACTGCCAGCAAACCATAAAGAACCAATTTAAGTAAACTTACTTTCGCAATCGCCTCTTTTATTCCAGTTATAAAAGGCCCAATACTTGCTTTCAACTTCTGAAAAACTAATTCTCCTACAACCAACGCTCCTAAAACAGAAACTAATTGCAACAGCCAAGGAGCTTTTTCAGCAACCATTCCTATTGCTTCAGCAATCCCCATAAACAGTCCTGCAACTGGAACTAATAAAGGCTCTAATGAATCAAATACCGCCGCAAACGTGCTTGACATTGTTCCCATTAACGTTTCAACTGCTCCAGCACTTCCTTGCATCATGAACTTACTTAGTTTTTCAGCTGCTCCACTACTATTTTTTATTTCGTTTTGAAGTTTTTTTAAGTCTTCGATACTTCCATTTAACAATGTATTTACTGCTCTACCACCTTGCACTCCAAATATAGTTTTCAACACTCCAGCCTTATCAGCATTTCCCATTTTGTCAGTTACACCTTTTAACCGCTCCAAAATAGAAGTCATATCCTGCAAGTTTCCTTTTTCATCTGTAACCTTACCAATCAATTGTTCTAATTTATCTCGTTTTTTAAAATCCTTCATACTTTCAAACATTTGATTTAATCCTGTACCCGCAGTAGAACCTATCAATCCGTTGTCATTCATTTTACCAAGCATCGCATAAACTGTTTCCATAGGAACTCCTAACGCTTTTCCAGAAGCTCCAACGTATTTAAAACCTTCAGCAAGTCTTGGCAAATCTGCCGCAGTATTTTTAGATGTAACGGCTATCATATCAGTTACTTTTTGCGCTTCTTTTGCGGACAACTGATAAGAATTCATGTGCATTTTTACCATTTCAAGTGCTGGCGTGATGTCCGAATTGAATGCTTGTGCTAAATTTGCAGCCGATGGAATAATCTCTTTCATCTCATCTTTTTTTATCCCTAAAGTTGCTCCTGCATTTATAGCTTGTGCAACATCTAAATTATTAAATTTAGTCGCCCCACCAACTTGTTTTGTAAGTTTCCTGTACTCTTTTAAGTCAGTACCATATCCTCCAGTCTTAGCAGAAGCCCCACGCAACTCGTAATCAGTCTGTCCGTACTCCTGTAACGCTTCCATTCCAGCCTGTGTAATAAAACTTCCAGCCTTGTACAACGCTCCGTCACGGACTTTATTCATAAGCCCCTTAACTCTTTTCATTGCATTGTCAGCGCCCTTTGCAACATTTTTTAAAGGATCTTTGACTGATTTCCCAACCGCTTCCTTTGCCTTGTTCAGCTCATCCATTTTCTTTTTGGCTTCCTGTGTCTCTCTCTTGACATTATCCAGTCCACTTTTTACATTTTTACCTGTTCCAAGCGATTTCATCATATCCTGTGCTGTTTTAAGCTGTGATTTTAATTGATTCCCTTGCGACTGCAAATGTTTCTGCATGTGCTGAATCTGTTTGTTGAAATTATTTAAAGTAACTTTATCCAATGCCTTGGCTAGCCTTTCAGCTTCCTTTTGCATAGACTGTATCCATTGCTTTGCGTTCTTGTCTTTTATTACAAATTCCAACTCATAAGTAACTCCTACTCCGCTAGCCATTTTATTTTCCTTTCTTCATTTTCTTTTGTTCCCGCTCTTTTATCTTCTGTATTTCCGTATCATAGAAACACATTTTTAAAAATGTTTCAAATTCCTTTTCAGGAATATCATTTCTGTTATATCTTTCCAAAAACTCAAATGAACTGAAACTTTTAAAATTGTCATTTAATTCAAGCTGAAATGCCAAGTTTTCAATTTCCGTTATTTCCTTTAGCATTTCATCTTTATTTATGTACATCTTCCCTTCATAGAAAAATGCAGGGTTTCTATTTAAGGAAGGGATTTCTTACCACTTCCGACAGGAAAGTAGCTAATTCTGCAATTTCGCTGGCTGGAAAATCTTCAATTTCAAATTTTGGCAATAATCCGTCATTATAGAAATCAGTAACTGTATCAGCGAACGAAAATATTCCTTTACCCGTTCCAGGATCAAGTTCCATTTTAGAATATCTAATCGCCTGTCTTGTTGACGGATATTCACAAATAACATCTTTCGTTTTGCCATCCCAGTCAATCAAAGTGTGTTTAAATATCTGCTTAGGTCTTAATCCGCCTTGCTGTTTTATTCTTCTTCTTTCGGCTTCATTTCTTCTTTTTTTGATTTCTTCAGCTGTTTCCTCTGTTGCAATAGCTTCAATTTCTGTTGCTTCATTCTTAACTTCTTTATTTTCAACTGTTATATTTTCATTATCTTGTGTAATAGGTGACAACCCCGCCATTTCTCTTGACATATTAATTGCTTTTTCTTCTTCTTCGTTATATTTTCTTTCTAAATTCATTTTTATTTCTCCTTATATTTTGACATAAAAGACAACCAAATCAGGCATTTTATCCGCCATATCAGCTGTCTCTTTTTTTGAATTATATTACAAGCTCTCTACTCTCTGCTTCAAACTCCCAAGCCCTAGCTTCAGTACCACTCTCATTTGCATACTTCAATCCAGCCTTTTTCTTAAATGAAACGCCGTTATAAATGTAAGTTTCATTTGTATTTGTATCAGTGATTACCATAAACATTGGAAATAGCCCTTTATTTGCTTTCCAAAGTTTGTGTAATCTTTCCATTGTTCTGTGTTCTTCACTTCCGTAAAGCAAGCTCAACGTAATAGATACACTTTCATCTACCGATACGTTTACTACTTTCTGCCCACAGCTCGCAATCGTAGAGCTTGAACTTTCTGTATTCGGATCGTCTTCAAAACCATCTTCATGTCTGCAAGTAATTGCATAGGGAATTCCTGCAGCAGTCAGTATGATTTTGACGTTATCCACATTATATTGTTTTGTTGCCATATATCTTTACCTCCTTATTTATTAAAAATAATTTCTCCGTCTGTTGTAATTGCTCCAGTAAGTGAAACATATCTAACTCCGTTCAGATAAGTAACTTTTAAATCGAATTTAAATTTCCCTTCCCTGATTGACTCCTGCGTTATTTCATCTACTGTTAAATGCCCCAGTTTAATGTTTATCTCGTTGCCGTTCTTGTCTTTTTGAGTTATGATTCCAAAATAGCTTCCAGCGTTATCCACCATAAACATTCCAGCATTAGCACCTTGTCTACAACGTTCTCTAATTATTGATTCTATCATCAGTCTTCCAGTATCATTCAAAGGTATTTTATCTTTTCTCACTTGGAAGATTGTCAAATCTTTTTTCAATCCATCTCTTAACCAAATCTCAATCAACTTCAATTCAATAAGTGTCTTATTGTCTGAATTAAGCCCATTTACGACATGAAAATATCCTCTTGTTGGTTTAGATAAATAATTCAATCCAGCGTCCCAAAATGCCTTTTGCTCTGTCTTTGTGAAGTTCTCCTGTACGAATCCGTTAATTTGCGTAGAGTGGACAATATAGCTTCCCAAATCTTTATATCCTATCGTTCCGCCAACCAATGCTCCAGTGAGCCAGTTTCCTTTTGCCAAGTTCTTAGCCCCTTCAATAACAAATGCTACATTGTCAATATTATTATCCGTCTGTAGTGCCACGGCTTTAGCTGAATTTCCTAGTTTTTCATAATTTACAGCTATAAAGAACTGCTTATCCTTGTCAGTTTTTGCATAAGCTATAATACTGTCTATGTAATTTTTCTCTGCGACTATATCCATATTAGTAATCCAGTTGGTAACCTCGAAAGCGTCCTCATGATCTACATAAGTTTTCATAAGTTCTGTAAATGTAGTTGCCGTGTTATTCCCATACACTACAACATTTAATGGAGTGTATGATTGTGAATAGGCACTTGCGATTAACTTATAAAAAATATGATTTTCATCTAGCCCACTTACATTCAGCTCCAATAAATCCTGTGGCTTTGTAATATAAGTTGGCGATATTGCAAAGTCTTTTGTAAAAAACATTAAACTTCTGACATCGTTATAAAATGCTCTGTTATTTTCTGATTTTATTTGTACATTATTCAATGTATTCAAATCATTTCTTTCTATTGCCATTATTCCTCCCTAAAATCTTTATTTATATAATATTCTGCAAAATAGCTAAATTGCAGAATTTGTTTGTAATATTTTCTGCCCATAAAATTAAAAGGCGTTTCCTGTATCTTGTATACTTTCCGTATCTTCCTTTGATGTTTCCTCTTGTCAAAGTAGTCGTTTGTTGCGTTTGTATTTGTTAAAAACATATAAAGCATATCAAAATCATTATGTTTTTCTCGTGATTCCAAAGTTAAAAGTGCCTGTATTTCCTCATCATAACAATATTTATCGTTTCCAAAAGGAATAGGATTACCTGCATCTTCGATATACAGATTATAGAAAACAAGTGGGAATTTAAGTTTTTCATACTGTTCAGCCGAAATTTCATCACGTTTTTCTTCATTGATAACTTGATTTATGCCAAACTTTTTGCAAAACTCTTTAATATCATTCACAACTTCTTTTTTAATCTCGCTTGTCATCTATATTCAGCTCCATTCTCAAAAACTCTCCATAATTTTCTTCGATATTAACTATCTTATAAATCACACCGTTGTGTTTTATTTTCATATTTTCGGAAATTTTGAAGCCGTCTGTATCATTCAGAATGTAATATCCTTCTTTTTTGTTTGATAAAAAACTTCCGTCCATACTTTGTGGAAACGATGAATTATGTTTTGGCGTTAATACAGCCATTTTTACAGTCTTTTCTATTTTATCTTGAATCGGATTTCCTAAATCATCAAATTCAACTTCAGAATCTTCCAAATACATAGTTACATCATCAGAAAACTTCCTTATAACTTTTAAAACTTTTCTAATAGCCGCCCTAACTTTCCTGTCCATTATCCACCACCTCTCCCAACAATTCTTCCGCCATTAATCTTAGCAGCAATATTGCTTTTAAAATGCCCTGTTTCAATCATCGGATTGTTAAATCCTTTTCTCATAATTGTCACAGGACTGTTTGCTGGACTTTTAATTCTTTCAATCATTGCCTTATATTTTGTGCTTGCCTCTATTCCGATTTTATTAGTCATCGCATCTACACTAAAACTACCATTTATAATCTTGGCAACTCCTTCTTTGAAATATCTAGCCGCCATTGGCTTAAACTGTTCAAAAGCCTTTTGATTATAATTCCATCCAGGAACTCCACGGCTAGATCCTGTATCAAGAACATTGGATAGTCCAAAGGCATTAAATCCACCTTTAACACTATAATTAGTTACTGTTCCAACTTCAATTTTTTGCCTGTTCATCGCCATTAACTTTTCTAGATTCTTGCTTTTTGGTTTCTCCTTTATTTTCAGTTTGCACGGCATTCTTATCACCCAGCTCTATAATTTCAATATTAAGTTTTCTTTCCTCGATTTCCTCTTTCGCAATATTCATTCTGCGAGGTGTCAAATCAAGCTCATTATCACCTTCTTTAAGAAGTATGTGATTTAATTTGACAAGCAAGATTTCTCCTTTTTCTTTGTTTTTAAAATTAAACATAATCCACTCCTTAAACTATTGATACAGTTGTTTCGTTTTCATCAATTCCGAGTGTTTTCGACAACTGTTTATACATCATTAAATATTGATTATTTCCGCCTGTTTCTTCGATTGTGATGTTAGATACTTGAACTTTCGTAAAATCAAAGTCATCTAATGAAGTGAGCAAATATCCAAAAAGATATATTTTAAGCAATTTTTCTTTTTCACTGCTATGTTTTTCTTCGGCGATTTTATAAAACTGCTCAACAACTCCTACATCAAAATCAGAAGTTTCAGGAATATATTTTTTCAGTTCTTCCAAAGTTTCGTCCGTCATTATTCATCAACTCTTTCGCCGACAAGTTTATTTTCTGACAAAACTTCAAATTCTGCCTCAGTTAATTCCAGCTTATCGCCAATTTCATATCTAACATCGTTAAATCTCAAAGGCGTTAAAGCTACTACTTCAACAATAGCTTTTACCTCTTCCTTTTTATTCTCTTTTGCCATTCAATTCACCTACCCAACTGTTGCTATGAACATACTGTTTATTATTGATGGATTTGGAGCAACTAAATCCTCGATTACAACGTTTACATTATTCACAACTCCCGCTGATTTTGATTCGGGTACAACTTCCACAGTTGCAAATGTTCCTGCTATATCTACAACTTCTCTGTCCCCTAACAATCCAAGCAATTCATCAGTTTTTGCAGGAGTCGGTCCGTATTCCATTGTTCCTAATTGTCCGTTTGGAATTAATGTAACGATATTGTCCGGAAATACATTTCTTGTTGTTTTTCCAACTTTTATTTTTTCGTCCCAAATCAATATTGTCATTCCGATTACATCCTCAATAGTAGATTTAATAAGTGCTGGAGTAACCGTAACAATAGTATTCTTGAATAATGCTTTTACAGTATCGTGTTTTTTTAGTGCGTTATACGTAGCTTTTGACATTAAAGCTATTTCTACGTTTCCTCCACTTTCTTCAACCGTTTCTTTCCATCTCTCTAAATCTTCAAGCGGTTTTGCTGTTGCAGCACTCCAAATATTAGTTCCTGCTAACGTTTCTTTATATTTATCAGCAAGTTTATAATTAATTGTCTGTCCTCCGCCATTTTCATCGACAAACGTTACTTTGGCTGTTGATAAAAATTGTGAAACTGTATAAGCCGCAATTGCTCTTGCACTTCCTAAAAATCCTTTTGCTTCCGCAAATTTTTCAAAGATTTGTATTGAATAATTGTCAATAATTGACTGATTATTTGTATTCAAAATTTCTAGCAATTCTTTTCTGCGTTTTTCATCAAGCTTCATACCTTCCCTAAAAAATTGCTTATCCCCTTTTGTTGTTGTTTTTAAATCCCAGTCTCTAAACATTACATCCGCATCCAGTTGGCTGCTTTGTAATATTTCGACTGCTCCACCATCTAAACTTCCAAATGTATTTATATCAAATGTGTTTGAAAATACAGCTGGAAACATTGCTTCTACTAACGTAGTTCCTTTTACTCCTGCATAATACTTATTTAAACTCTTTGCGTTTAATAAATCTGTTAAATTCATCGACATTTCTTAACCTCCTATTTTCTATCCTTATAAATATAAGTCACCCCTGCTGGCAACTCCGCTTTTGTAACCGTAATTGGTGTAGGATGTTCTTTTCCTACTGCAATTAATTTATCTAAATATGCAATTCCTTCAAGCGAAACTGTTGCTTGTTCATTGTCGTTATAATATTTAAACTCAACATCATGCAATAACACAGCTTCTGCCTGCGTTCCTGTCCCTGTCGGAATTACAAATGCTCCTGTTTCTCTTAAATCTTCTCCATTTTTTGCTTTAACCAGTGTTCCAGCTAACAAATACTCTTTATTAGTATTTTTGTCCTTGTAAATATAATTAGCAAAATCTGATTTTAATACTTTAACTTGCACATTCAGTTTTTCTTTGTGCATTACTGTTCTTTTTAACATTTCAGCCTCCTAAAATTTTGTAAGATCTGTTTCGTTGTTTTTGTTTTTCTCAATCATTCTGTCAACGAAATCTTTTTCATCTTTCTTTTTATCCTTTGGATTAAATCCTCCGTTTGTTATAGAGTTCTTTTTCAAGAAATCTGTTGTAAACTCTTTTTCTTTAGCCGCTACATTCTTAACTGCCAACTCAAGACTTTCAATTGTCATTTCTGGTGTAATTTGTACTAAATCAGCAAATTGTGGACTAATCTTTAACTCTGTTATCAACTCATTTTTTCTAGTTCTTAAAGTTGTTAAATTTAATTGTTTTTTAGTTTCAGCAAGTTCTTTTTCAATTTTTTCTTTTTCCAGATTTGCCAATTCTTCAGCAGTTTTACCGTGCTTTTGAAATTCTTCAAGCTGTTTATTGCTATGCCCAAGCTGTGATTTTAAAGAATTAATTTCCTTATCTTTTTCAGCTTGTGCCTTTTTGAAATTTTCAATTTCAGCTTTTAAGTCATCAAGTGTCGGCTCGTTTCCACCTGTACCAGCCCCTTCTCCATTTTCTTTACCTTCTCCAGGCTCATCATAATACAATTCCATTTGTTTAAATTTTCTCATTCTCACTTCTCCTTATCTTTTAGATTATTTGCTGTAACTCATAAATGATTTACAGTATTGATACTCTATAAATTTTGAGATTTGACATCAAACGACTCATAAATGATCCGTAATCTTTCAACTCTCAAAAATTTTGATTTATATCTTCAATTTCTTCTTTTGTTTCAGGAAAATAAACGGTAGCCCAACATCTGCATCCTACTTCTTCCCCCGGAACTATTTCGGCATTATCCCAATTATAGACAACTCCGTCTCTTGCCTCGTGTGTCGGTCTAACTCGTTCGTCTCCCATTGTATTCCACTCGAAATATTCACTTTCACTTGCAACTATTTCTTTCAAGAAGTCTTTATAATAATTGCCGAGCATATTTCTAGCTCTAAATTTCGCATTATTTCTTAAGACATCTTTTAAATTATCTTTTTCCTTATTTTCTTCAACATAATTATTCAAATTATTTTGCCAGTTTTTTATTTCTTTTATTTGTTTTATTGCTATTTCTGCATGCCTTTTTACATCTATATTTTTCACTTTCTTAATTTTTTTCTCATAAGAAATGCTGTAATTAACAAATATTTTCATTAAATTTGAATAATCAATATCTGCCTTTTTGCCATTAAATATCGAAAATGCCACTCTTTTGAAAAAATTAAATAACTTTTTCTCAACTTTATGATCCCATTTAAAATCTATCTTAATCATACAAACCACTCAAATCTTGCAAAGTGTCATCTGTCACTTTCTCTATTAATTTTTTAAGCTTATATTCTTCATCAATATCTTTCGCCTTGCTTATCACATCAAGAGCTAACGATAAAGTTGTTAACTTGGAAACCTTTTCGTTTTCCATAAACGTATCAAAATATTTATAGCTATTTTCAGTTAATTCATCTGAACTTCCTGCTAATTCCAATGCGATTTTATCCAACTCTAATAAACTTTTTATGAAGTCTTCTCTAAAACTCGCCACTTTTGTTTTAAGCCCGTTATTTTTTAACGAATAAGTTTCTTCACTCACATTTTGAGTCGCTGTATCCACTAAAAGATATTCAGGAAATAAATTTGCTAGTCTTTTTTCTAATCTTGCTATATCATTTTGCATTTCACTGATTAATGGATTTGTTAATTCAATATATTTAAAACTAGCTTCCATTTCTTTTGAATTTTGAGTGTTAATAATTCTTTTGTTTTTGTATCTAGCCTCTTCCAAAAGTTGTGCGTTCTTTTTGATTTTTGAATTACTAGAATTAACATCAGCAAATTGTTTTACTCCATTTGTGTGCAACCAAGGGTCTCCGTGTATTCCGAATATTCTCCCAATGTAACTTTCAGTTTCATTGATTTTATCTATAATATTCAATGCTTCTATAATGTTGCTATCGTTTTTAAATTTCGAAACAGGAATTTTATTCAAAATAAAAGGAGTTTCAATTGTCTTATTGTCTATTTTTTCAGTTCTTTTAACACTTCCGGCATCAAGTTTTATATATTCTCTCGAATACTCTCTACTCTGCTCTTCTCCGTTTTCATCATAATAAATTTGTTCCCCTTGAACTTTAAATTTCTTAATTTCTCCAAAAACTTCCGTATATTCAACATCATCCACATTATGTAAAATATACCTAATTTGCTCGTCAGGAGTTAATATAACCTCGATAAATACTTCTTCATTCAAATACATTTCTTTAGCAATCTTTTTACTAAAAGTAGTCATTTGGTTAATTTCCCAAATTTCTTTTAATTTGTCATTTTCTATTCCTAAATCTTTTAAAGCTGTATTTGATAGAGCCTTTACAATATCTCGAATCGGATTAAATATTTCCACAGTTCCTTCGAACAGTCCTGGCATATTCTTACTTAGATTTGATTTACTGTATTGTTCTCTATTATAATAAGTTTTAACTCTCGTTCTTTCTTCTTTAGTCATTAGCCCTCCTTCCTAATATAAATAAGCAATTCCACCTTCATCTTTTTTCAAACTATATAAAACATATCTTATTGCATCCATTACATCATCGTTTTCCTTAACTGGCTCATCATTTTTTCCCCAGACATAAGAATAGATTTCATCTTCAAACTTCCCTTTAAATGCCTTTTCTACAATCTTTAGTGTGTTTCTTTTGTACATTGCTCCAACCAAATCAATACCTTCTTTTACATCTTTTTTTGCATTCTCTGCATTTATTCCAAGATCTAGTAATCCTTGCACGTATTCGGTTCTAGCACTATCACAAAACACTCTTGATACTTGATACTCCTTATATTTCTGTAAAATAAGCATTTTCCAGTAATCAAAATACTTATACTGCTTCGCTATAACTTCAACGATATAATAGTTATCTTCAAAATCCACTCCAATAACTACCAAAGTTCCATAATGCTCGAATCCCCAGTCAACTCCAATGTAATATTCCTTTATTTCAATATTTTTTATGTCCTTAATTACATTTTCTTTTTCAGAAAAATCTGGAAATACAACACCTTCCTGTGCAACCCACAACCCTAAAACATCTCTATCATAAGTTGCTCCACGTGGAGTTGTCTTTTTAATAGAATCCACGTATTCCTTATTAAGAAAAATGTTATCATCTAGTTTGAAATTGCTAACTAGGATATTTAGTCTGCCGTTTTCTAATCTGTCTCCAGCATTGTTGATATAATCTTTTTTAACAAAGTGAGCAGGATTGTCAGGATTAGTATCAATAAATATCTTTGCACCTTTCCCTGATGTTCTCGAAAACGCTTCAGTAATAAAAGTTTGATGTAACGCTGTCGCCTCATTTATATAAGTGCCGTGAGAAGTCATTCCTCTCATCTTTTTCCAGCTGTCTGCCTTTTCTCCGCCGAATAAATAAACGTTGTTTCCAAATAGTTTAAAACTTCCGTCTTTTTTTGGCTTAAATTGCTTTCCTAACATTGTTTCCCAATCGTTTAAAACGTTTCTCCAAATACTTCCGCTTGTTGCTCCAATTATGATGAAGTTAAGATTCTGATTAGCAAATGCTGCAATGTGAGATAGCATCAGAAAATTATTTAAAAATGTTTTTCCACTTCTTTTTGCTCCTGTTAAAATTGTTATTCTTGGCTGTTCTTTATTAAATGTTTTCAATACTTCGTACTGTTTGGGTGTTAAATCATTCATCTTTTCCAACCTTTTCCGTTATATTTTTTAACAGCTCAATCATTTCATTTTCTTTTTCTGAATCCTTGTCATCATTATTTTTAATTTTAGCTTTTTCAATTTCTAAACGTTCTTTTTGGATTTCTAAAGCACTCCTGCTTAACTCGTTATTTACAAGTTGTTCTTCTAATTCTGCTTGCCTATAATCAGAAATAACCCTAGCATTCACTTTTATATCTTTTTCAAACTCTTTCAAAAGTTCCAATTTTTGTTTAATCATTGTCATTTCTTCTTTATCTATGGTTTCAAGAATTCTAGTTTCCAGTTTTTCTTTTTCTTCGGTTATCCTTTTTAATCTTTCGACTGCATTATTATATTTTTGTGTTGCAATTTCATTTAAAACTTTTTCGCTTTGTTCTATCTGAATCTGCCTCACACTTTTTTTAATATCGTAATATTTAGTCTTTTTTATTCCGTGTTTTTCCGTGATTTCTTCTCTAGGAACATTATCAAAAATATCCTTTTTTATCTGTGTTTCCTTATCATTTGCACCATTTCTATTTTTGGTGCGTTTTTTAGAATTTGGTGCATTTCCTTTTGGTGCAACTTTTTTTTGCCATTTTTCTCTTTTTTTCCAGCTATTAATAGTATTTGCACTAATTCTATATTTTTTAGAAAGCTCTGTAACTCCTGCACCATTTTCAAATTCATTTTTAATCAATAATTTTATGTTTTCATCTTTCATTTTTCCTTTACCTTTTTAGTTTTTTAGACAAAAAAAGAGCCGACTTATAAATAGACTATTTCTAATCTACATATAAATCGACTCACAAACTTTTTGCTCTTGTCTTTATTCTATTGTATCACGCCATAGTTCTCTCCCTTTTAATTTCTTATCTTTGAATTTAAAAGTCACTTTGACTTCTCCTTTCATCGAAATCACTTTGAGTAGTTCTACAACGCAAAAAAAAATATTTTTATCATTTTCAATTTGTTTTATCTGCTCTTTACTAAGCATTTTATCACTCCTTTATTATACCTTATTTTGTCAGTTTTTTCAAGTGTTCGATCTCTGTTTTTTCTTGAAAAAATTTAAAATTTTAAACAATAAACTTTTTTGATGTTTTTCGTTCACTTCTTTTTGCTTTTGTTCCTGTTTTTCTTTTTCTTCTAGATAATTTGCTGCAAATTCAAGAAATCTTTTCCCTTCTTCTCGAATCATTTTCTCTGTAAATTCTCTTATCAATTCTAATTCCATTTCTTCTGTAAATTCTTCTTTTAAAAGCACAATCTCTTGTTTATTTTTAAATTTTTCTGGAAAGCGTTCTTTTAGAAAATCTTTTTTAAATTTATAAAATTCCTCCCAACCAAAATCTGTTAAATCTTTATAAAAAAGCTTTTTGTCACTCATTAAATCATAAACATCATAATCTCCCCATTTGCTCGCTCCTTTTTTCTCTCTTATTTTTTATCCTCTTTAAACACCTTTTTATTATAATTAATTATACCACTTCACACTCTAATCGCAAAAAACTTTATAATCCAAACCAATCCGTAAATCACAAATAAATTTATTATTGTAGCAACTAAAAATATTATTATATTGCTTATATTGAATCTGAATCTCTTTGCCTTGTTTTTATATACAATAACTAATCCATATATGTATCTTACTAGCACTAAAGTAGCTGTTACTGTGATTAATCCGCTTATAATTCTCATTATTATTCCCATTTATTCCTCCTGACTTTATAAATTCTCACCATAATCGTTTATTTTATCGTATTGTTCTTTCGCCTTTTTAAGTTCTGCTTCATACTTAGATATTTTATTCTCAAGTTCTTTGAGTTCGCCTTTATTTTTGCTTTCTAAGTATTCTTTTAATTTTGCAAATTTTTTATCAAATTGAGAACTTATTTCTTCTATTGATAAATCCCAGCTTTGATAATCTTTCATATCACTTAAACGTATATCAAACTGTATTTTCTTTTCATAATTTAACTCGAACGATATAATGAGATAATCTATGTAATTTGTGTGTTCTTTTATTTCAAATTTTCTTACTGTTTCATCTTTCAATATTTCAGTTAATTCTTTTATTTTTATCCCATATAATTCAATAAGTTCCATTTCATTTCCTCATTTCTTTTTATACTTGTCTTTATTTAATATTTTCTTAAAAGTTGCTCTTTTGTCATTTACACCCCAAAAATTCCCGAAGAAACCACATTTTTCCCAGTTTTTTAAATTAAACTGCATTCTATCCTTGTTTTTCATACTTCCTCCTAATTTCTATCGTTTTCCTGACATCATCCAAACGTTCTTAATACCATTTTGCTGACATCAGCAATATGCTTTTTATTGACTTCAACAAAATGATTTTATCCTGGATCTATTATTTTTAATAAAAATTCGTACAATCCATAAGCCATAAGTATTCCAAAGCCTAAACTCACTAATGCTTCTAATGTATTATAATTCTTCATTCTTTCTGCTGCGTTTTCGAATATTGTAGCAATAAGTGCAATCCAAAGTAAAATTGGCACTAACAATATTAGTAATATCACTATTTTCATATCTCCTCCTTAAACGCCTTAAAATGCCCTTTATATATTTTCTTTAATTCCTTAACTTCTTCCTCAGTCTTTATTTCAAAAGGCTCTATATTCAGTTCTTTTAATTTTTCCATTAATTTATTTCTTCCGCCACCAACTCCATGATCTACTCCTATATGCCACTCTGCTGACAAAGGCAAATAACTATTCCCTATCCCTTTATCATATTTGTAACCTCCTAATGCTCCAGCACTTTTTGAAATATGTGCCAGTTGTGCATTTGGCTTTCCTGTAATAACACATATTTTCTTTTTTAACATCCAGTACACCCAGTTCCTGTTTTCCTGTTGCCTGTATAGTTCGTGTATCTCTTGCCACATATCAATATCGTTCTGCAAAAAATAGTCAAACAGAAAATTGGTAAATGCCACAGCTTCAGCATTGCTCATTAATTTAAGTGCTAAGCTAAAAGTATCGTTCAGTTTAATAAACAACATTTGAATCTCATCAGTTACAAAATCTATTAAATCATTTGTGATTATATTGATTTTGCTTTCTTTCGTGTAATTCTTGTCAATTATATCTCCAATTCTATTTTTCAGCTTGCTTTCCATATTCTTAAAAGGCTCATATCCCTTTATATTCTTGCCACTGTGCTTGATATAAAGTTTCTTTAAGTCTTTTTTTGCCTTGTAAAGAAAGTAGTCGGAAATGGCAGGCTTTTGCTTACTAGTCTGCCAATTTATATCTACTCCTTTCAAATGATAGGCATAGCAGTCTATAAACCAGTAAATTAATTTTTGGTTTTCTCTTGACATTCTTTTAGACATTTTTTTCTTGCCTTTCTTTTCTTGATAAATTTAATATTCTTAAACAGATTGGCGTTCAACTTCATGAAATTAAAATCGCTTTCATTTACTTTTATTCCGCTTAAAAGCCTTGCTTTTATTCTTTCCAATACATTTTCATCCATTTTTCCTCCATAATCAATTGTTTTTGATTTAAAATGTAAAATTTAGTTATTTTTTTCATTTTAAAACGAATATTTTGTTAATTGTTATAAAATTTCCTCATTTTTTTGATTTTCACATAAAAAAATCACAGCTAAATTAATAACTGTGAGTTTTTAAAAATTAATTTTTAACTATATTTTCTTTTTCCCTTACAAGAAAGCCTTCTTTTGTCAAATCTACTAATTCCAGTCCTAGTTCGCTTAATACTTCTGCTCCGTATTTTTCCATTTTATAACTTGCTAGGTGTTCTAATAATGGATTTTTCTTCATCATATCTATGTAATCATTATCTGTTAATTCTTTGTAGTCCTGCCCAGTAAAAAGACAATGTATTAAAACTACTTTTTCTTTTACAACATCAATAACTTCTCTTTCATCTTCAAAATTTACTTCTGAATCAAAACCCAAGATTTCTTTCATACCTAAACCTTCAAAATAATAATTTATTTCTTCGTTCAGTTTTTTCATATTCCGTTTATCAGAACTCATTTTTAAAATATTGTCAAAAAAGTTTTTAATTACCTTCTCTCTTTCTTCTGCGTTCATAAATTATGCTCCTTCTTTTTCTCTATCCATATTTGCTTTTATTCCCAAATTCTCTAATAGATTATGAATAAAGAGCCTTCCTTTTTGAGTCCATTTGGTATTTGCTACCACTTTATCCGTTCCATCTTTCTTTTTAACTGTCATCGTTTCGCTTTTTGTGTAACCTTTGTTCATATGTTCTATGTACAATATCCATTGACCTCCAACTTTTCTAACTACTCTTTGCTCATTCAATGTTTTATTCAATTCGTATGCACTAAATCCGTAATCAGCTGCAATCTGTGTTGTTGTCATTGTATCTTCACTCGATAATATTGTGTCTACATATTCTTTTATCGGTTTATATTCCGCTATCAACTGTTTTTGAATCTGATTTTCTTCTTCCAGCAATTCCTTTTCTTTTTTTACTTTACCATAATTGATTAACACTTCTCCTAATTTTTCAGGATCGTTTATTATTGTATCCCATACATTGTCTGTTACATACATTCCTGTTTTTCTGATTGTTGGTAAAACCTCTCCTGTTACCCACTCTGTAATTGCTTCTGCTTCAGGTTTATCACTTTGGAATATACATTTATATAAATTACTTTCATTTATAAAATTCATTTGCTGTTTTCCACCACTTGTAAGGGTGTCCACCAAAATGACACCCTTTGGATTTAGTCTTGATTTCACTTGTCTAGGATTTTTTAATCCTAAAATCTCGCATACATCATTTAAATTGAAATAAGGTTTTTCATTTTCTGTAACTACTCTTACTTTTCCAAATTTTTCATTTTCAAATACTGTTAATTCATTTCTCATTTTTATCCTCCATTATACTATATTTTTTCTTTCAATTCTTGCCACTCTTTCAGCAACTTCCTTTTCTTCGTTTCTTTGAACAAATGTTTCTATATTTGCCCCTGCTTTGTAGTATTCTCTTTTGATTGTTTGATAATATTCGCCTAAAGCGTCTTCCAAATCCATTAATTTATCCAAATTTTCTTTAGACAGCATCTCATACATTTCCTCTAATAAATCAAATACCACCTTTTTTGCTGATTTTAACTTGTGATTGTGTTCATCCAATAAACTTTCTGTAATTTCAAATCCTAGTTCTTGTCTAAGTGTCATAAAATTTTCCTCCTAAAAATATTGATTTTTTGGAGTTTATACAGTATAATAAAGTTGGTTAGGCGTTATTATACGTGTACACTCCTTGAACTGTTATAGGTTTAAGGAGTTTTTTTATTTCGCTTTTCTAATTGTGATTTCTTTAGTAGTTTCATCAAATTCTAGTTCAATTTGTCTGTTCTCTTGAGTTACACCCATTTTATCAAGCATACTCTTAGGAACAGATAATCTAGTTGTTATACTACCAGCACCACTTTTGGAATAGGAAATATTTAAAATTCTTTTTTCCATTTTTTCCTCCTCTATAACAGTACGATATGATTATATAATATATCGTACCGTTTGTCAACTACTTTTTTAAAAAAGTATTTCAAATAACTTTTTTATCGCCCAAAGCCTTTATGTCAAGACGCATAAAATTCATCATTTGTAATCCTAGTTCCTTGCATTCTTCATATATTTTTTTATAAAATACATCCATTGACATACGTTCAAGCATAACCTTTGAAAACAAATCCTCCAGTTTCTTTATATACAGCAAAGTTTCAATATCCGCCATTTCTCTAGTTCCGTTCTCGATTCCTGCCAGCCTGTTTACCAGTTTTGAATAAACTATATACAATTTGTCAGCATTCTTACTTCCTTGTGATTTTGCATAAGGAATCAGCTCGGCAATTGCATCCGTTTCCTTTCGCCTTGTAATTTTCCCTCGCTTTCTAGTGAGTAGCCACTCGCTGTTCTGTCTGTTCAGCAACATTATTTTCAGTTGCTCATTTTGTTTTTCCAGTTTTTCAATATATTCAAACACTTTTTCTCTAACTTCTACACTTTCTTTTGTTAAAAGTCTTAACGCCTGCTTTAAAGTTAAATCAAATTTAGGCTGTTTTCTGTTCCAAATATCTATATAAGAGGTCGAGGAAATTTTTCCTGCACCTATTTGCTTTTTAAACTCTTTCCTAATCATCTTCAACAAATCGCTATGTTCCAATCTTGTTTTATTTCCTTCTTCCTCTCTAAATTTATTAATTAATTCCAATAATTCCAAACTCGTTATATTCTCTTTAACACTTCTGATTACCAGTTCGTTCATTGTTTCGCTCCCTTTCTATTTTTTTATTTTCGCTTACCAAAACTCTATAAACTCCACAATATTTCTAGGTTTCACAGTTATTATATTTAGTTGTCATTGTCCTGTTTTAGTTTTTTTATTCAATAAATTGTTTTAAATTGGGCCCAAAATAATTTTTCCCTTTCAATATTTTTCCATCTTCCCTGAAAATTGCTTTTCCGTTTTCCAGCTTACTCATGTTACTTTCATGAACCTCTTCAAATGCTTTGGGTAAAATTTTGTCAAAACCGTTTTCTGTTTCTAGTTTAAAGAGAAAATCCGTTTTTCCATCTGATAGAAAAAATATCCTTGAAGCAACATCTCCAATATTGCCTTTATGCAGTTCTAATAATGTTCCAATGTAGATGTAGTACATATCGCATACTGCATCTAACATTTCTACTCTATCTTTATTTTTTTCTGCCACTTCATATTCTTTAAGTTCCTCATTGAATAATTTTTTTCTTAATTTTATTCTTTCGTCAGTCGTCTCTTTTTCTAAAAATTCCTGTTGCCCAAATGCAATATAAAATTCTTTTACTAAGCCGACTAATTTTTCCCATTGTTCCATTTTTCATTCCCTCCTATAAAATTTCTATTCTTAACCCTGCATTTTCTTTGTCGACTTCATAACCTAAGAATACAGGAATGATATTTTCCATATTGTCATTCTCTATCCATTCGTTTTCCTGCATTAAGTCTAACGGAAGTTGTGCAACATTCACATAGTCAAATGTCCTTTTGCTATTTCTTATGAAATAAAATCCAATTTTGTAAGGCTTTTCTTTGCCTTTTAACATTTCCCTGAATTTTATTCCTTGTTGCCACCATTCATCAGCCGTATTTTTCTTGTATTTCATTACAGTTTCTGAATTTATCAGCCTTTTGCCTGTCCAACGTTTGCTGTTTTTGGAACTTGGCACATTTCCAGATATAAAAATTTTCATTCTTGCTTTTTTCTCCCTTCTTCCAGCTTAAATTTATACAATTCATCAAATGAATATTCCAAAGCCTTCTGCAATTTATTTTCTGGAATCTCCCAGTTAAACTGCTCTATGCTTTTCACATTGCCACGATGACTTTTTATGAATTTAAGCCATTCATCTTTGTTGGTTGTTTTTAGTTCATTATTGTCTATCTTTAGACAAATGAGTTTTATTTTCATTTAATCTGTTCCATTCCTCGTTTCACAAAGAAGTTATTGTTTCGTTCCAACTCCTTCAGAAGTTCGTTGTCTTCTTGTTGCAACTCTTTCAATTTCTTTTCGATAACCTTTCTTCTTTTTAAGATTTGTTTATTTCTTTTTACTAGGTCGTTTATTCTTACTGTTTTCATCTATCCTCCTAATACCATTTATCTTCCTGTTTTAGCTGTAAGCATTGCTATCTTGTGATTACAACTCTCAAGTTCCTGATTTATCTTTCCAATTTCCTTGTATAATTTATTTTTCTTTTCCCAAAGTTCGGCTTTTTTACCCTCAATTTCTTCTATTTCCTCATATTTAGTCACGTTTTAATCCTCCAATTCTCTGTATTTTCTTGTTATAACCCAATGTAACTGTTCCTAGTTCTCCACTTCTGTTTTTACGGATTATAAATTCTAAAAATGAAAAATCATTTTTGTTTTCTTCGGTATTTTTTCTGTAGTAGTCCTCACGATGCAGAAAAGCTACAACATTACTTGCCTGCTCTATTCCTCCGCTGTCTCTCAAATCTGCAAGTAATGGGCGTTTATCTGTTCCCCTTGTTTCTACTGCCCTGTTTAATTGTGCTAGAATCACAATACAGCAATTTAATTCTGTTGCAAGAAGTTTTAATCTATTCGCCATATATTCCACTTCGTAATTCTTGCTTTGGAATCCGCTGGCAGTCATTAGAGTAAGATAGTCGATTATTACAACATTTAACTTTTCTCTTTCGTGTTCTTTCTTGATTTTTCTTACGATAAAGTTAAAATCGTTTTCGTCTACACAGCTCATACTCTTGAAACTTGATTTCTGTAAATCTCCAACCGCAAAATTAATCCTTGTAAGCTCATCATCATTAAGCTTTTTATTTTTGATTTTATTAAGCTCAATGCCAGTCTTGATTGATAAAAACCTTTGCATTATCTGAACATTGCTCATTTCGAGATTTACATAAAGTACATTATGGTTTTTAGAAGTCTGTAATGCTAGATTTAATGCAAACGCTGTTTTTCCCATTGCTGGTCTTGCTCCAACTGTTACAAGTGATCCTGGTTCAAATGTAAAATATCTGTTTACATCTTCAAAAGGCGTTTTCACAATACTTTTCTCGTCTTCAAAGTCCTGATACCATATATTTGACAAGTCTTTCATATCAAAAACTTTATTTTTTTCCTTTTTCTGAACATCTAGTTCGTTCGTTTTTTGTAGTATTCGCTCAACCTTGTTTTCAAGGGTGTAATATTCATTTTCAAGTATTTTTCCTATTTCAGATTTTATCCAGTACTCGTTGTACGACTCAATCAAGTCAGAAATAGGCTTTTGAAGATTTATCAGCTTGCAATTATCCATAAGTTTAAAAGCTAAATCCCACTCTTCATCAGTTTTTGTAAAATCTCCTACATCAACTTTTCCTTTTTCGTCTAGCACATCTAACATTTTTTGGAAAATTTCCTTGTATTCGGGAGTTAAAAAATGTTCAGTTTTTAGTCCCCATTCAAGATACAATGGCAAATCAACAAGCCTTTCGTGAATTGCTCCAAGTACCTGTGCTTCCAGTTCGTTATATATCATTTCGTTCCTCCCACATTGAATCCATATCAAAATCTTTTTCGCTTAGCTGTGAATAATCTGATATTATTTCATTTTCTGCAACAGCTTTGCTTTTGTCTATATACACGTCATTAAATACACTTAGGAAATTCTCTTTTTTATTTGAAAACAGCCAATTTAGGAATTGTCCAGCATTTTTGGATTGCTCTTGCAAATAGGTACTTTCCTTTATTTTTTCAAATGTTTCCAAAAACTTGTCCTTTCCAAGGAACTTATACAGCGACTGTATTTTATACCTGTGTGTAATTAGGGCTGTGTCTACTGTAATTGGGTTTTTGCAAAGTTTCGTCATTTCAGTTTTAGCTAAATCTAAAACGTAAGTTTGATGTTCGTTGTTCGTTTCAGATTTTTGAGTTATATTTTTTTCTTGCTGTATAGTATTAATTTTATTAACAACAACATGGGTATTTTTAATTGGGTCTTTTTCTATGGGTCTTTTTAGATTTACATTTTTGTCACTATTGTAAGTGACACTGGTGTCACCTAGGGAAGTGACATCCTTGTCACTATCATTTTTGTCATTAACAATTTTGTCACTATTAAAATCAGCGTTTTTTAAATAATAAATATTTGTCTGATTAAATCTTCTTCTCTTTTCAATTAATCCTTTTTCTTCCAGTTTTTTGATATATCTTATAACTGTTCTTTTATCTTTTCCAATTATTTCAGCCAATTTTTCTATGCTCGGAAAACATTTTCCTTCGTTATCTGCAAATCTAGCTAATATCATATACATTGACTTCACTTCAAATGATAAATCTGTTCTGTCTATAAGTTCGTTTTCAATCCAAAACCAACCTCTTTTTCTTATATCTCTCATATTTATTCTTCCTTTATTTTTTATTTTGACTTTTCTATAATTTGTGATATAATATAATCACTCTGGGGTAACCCCTAAGGGAACTTATTCAAAATATAAAACAAAACGATGGCAAATTGGGCTGGATTTTTCCAGTCTTTTTTGTTATAATTGTTCTACGCGAGTTTCATCGGCTCGCAATATTTTGAATAAGGAGGTAGTGAGATGGTAGATTTCATTGCGATATTTATTCTTTTTGTAATTAT